AGTCAAGCGGTAACGGATGTAGAAAAGTCTAGCATTGAATATGGTCTGAGTATAGGAAAAGCTATTGAATCAGAATGGTTTAAAAAAGATTCAGGAACAACAAGATACTATAATAATCAAAATAATTTCCATAAATTAAGATTATACGCTAGAGGAGAACAACCTATACAAAAATATAAAGATGAATTATCAATTAATGGTGATTTATCTTATCTTAATTTAGATTGGAAACCTGTTCCAATTATATCAAAATTCGTAGATATTGTGGTTAATGGAATAAATGACAGGTCTTATGTTTTGAATAGTTATTCCCAAGATGCGTTATCATTAAGTAAAAGAACAGAATACGTACAATCTTTGTTAGATGATATGCATAATAAAGAATTCCTCCATACTGTTCAAAATAAATTAGGTGTTAATTTATTTAACAATGATCCTGAAAATTTACCAGAAAATAATGACGAATTAGCTTTACATATGCAATTAGATTATAAACAATCTATTGAAATTGCGCAAGAAGAAGCATTAAATAATTTATTTGACATTAACGATTATGATTTAATAAAGAAAAGATTAGATTATGATTTAACTGTACTTGGCATAGCCGCAGTTAAAAATTCATTTAATACCGCTGAAGGTATAAAAATAGATTATGTTAATCCAGCTGATTTAGTATATTCTTATACAGAATCACCTTATTTTGATGATTTATATTATGTTGGTGAAGTACGAAGGGTAACTATTCCGGAACTTAAAAAGCAATACCCTCATCTTACAAACGAAGATATTAAAGATTTAGAATCAAATTACAGCACATCTAGTATTTATAAAGCAAGAAATGCCGCTGATCAAGATAAAGCAGAGGTTAATGTTTTATATTTTGAATACAAAACATATTCCAATCAAGTATATAAAATTAAACAAACAGCGTCTGGTGCGTTAAAATCTATTGAAAAAACAGATGAATTTGCTGCGCCAAAAGATCAAGGTGCTCCATTTGAAAAAGTAAATAGATCTATTGAAGTATTATATTCAGGTGCAAAAATTATAGGGACAGATATGTTATTAGAATGGGGGTTGAATAGAAATATGACGCGACCAAAATCTGATATTACTAAAGTTCATATGAGTTATAACATTGTAGCACCAAGATTTTATAAAAATAGAATCGAATCGTTAGTAGGTAGAATGATAGGATTTGCTGACATGATTCAATTAACTCATTTAAAGTTACAACAGGTAATGGCGCGAATGGTACCTGATGGTGTGTATTTAGACGCTGATGGGATAGCTGAAATTGATCTTGGCAACGGAACTAGTTATAACCCACAAGAAGCTCTTAATATGTATTTTCAAACTGGTAGTGTTATAGGTAGATCAATGACACAAGATGGTGATTTTAATCAAGGAAAAATACCTATACAAGAATTAACATCAGGAGGTAGTAATGCTAAAATACAAAGTTTAATTGCATCGTATAATTATTATTTACAGATGATAAGAGATGTGACTGGATTAAACGAAGCGAGAGATGCTAGCACACCAGATAGAGATGCGTTAGTTGGTGTTCAAAAATTAGCAGCCGCTAATTCAAACACAGCTACAAGACATGTTTTACAGGGTGGTTTATTTTTAACATTAAAAACAGCTGAATGTTTATCGCTGAGAATATCTGATGTTTTAGAATTCGCTAACACAAGAGAAGCATTTATTAATTCATTAGGAAGATTTAATGTAGCGACACTAAATGAAATACAAGAGTTACACTTACATGATTTTGGTATATTTTTAGAGTTAACGCCAGATGAAGAAGAAAAAGCTATGTTGGAACAAAATATTCAAATGGCATTACAAAAAGATCAAATTAACCTTGAAGATGCAATTGATATTAGGGAAATAAGGAATTTGAAACTTGCTAATCAATTATTAAAGGTTAGAAGGCGTAAAAAATTTGAACAGGATAGGAAAATGCAGATGGAGAATATTGAAGCTCAAACTAAATCCAACACAGAAGCGGCTCAAGCTGCAGCGCAAGCTGAAGTTCAAAAACAACAAGGAATATCGGAAAGTAAAGTACAGGTAAATCAAGCGCAATTAGGATTTGATATTAAAAAAATGGAAACAGAGGCCGCAATAAAAAAAGAATTAATGCAGCATGAGTTCCAAATGAATATGCAATTAAAGCAGGTTGAGGCTAATGCTACCATATCAAAAAATACTGAACAAGAAGATCGTAAAGATAAAAGAACAAAAATTCAAGCAACTCAACAAAGTGAGTTAATTGACCAAAGAAAAAAAGATACTCCACCTAAAAATTTTGAATCCGCTGGATTTGATAGTTTAGGAGGTTTTGGCTTAGAGCAATTTGAGCCACGTTAAACATTTAAATAATTATATAATATTATATTATGGCACAAAAACAAACAAAAACTAAAGAAGTTGTTGAAGAGATAACTACCAAAGAAAAGGTAGAAGATACTGTAAAACAACCAAAAAAAGAAAAAAGCACCAACTTCAAGGAAGATGGAACTTTTAAGTTAGATTTGGATGCGGTTGCTAATCAAGCCGCTGAAAAAGTAAATACAACAAATGAACCTGAAGCAAAAAAGAAGGTTGACAAAGAAGAGGTTGATAAGAAAGAGGTTGACAAGGAAGAAGTTAGTGAAGAAAGACCAATTCTTGAAGAGGTTACTAGTCAAGAAGTTGAAAGTGATCAACAAGCTACTCAAACAGCTACTGCTGGAGAAGTAGAAAATATTAAAGAAGAAATTGAAGAAAAAACTCCAGGAATGGAACTACCAGAAAACATACAAAAAGTCGTTGACTTTATGAGTGAGACTGGTGGAACGCTTGAAGACTACGTTAGGCTCAATGCGGATTATTCAAAAGCGGATGATAGTACTCTTTTAGATGACTATTATAAACAAACCAAACCTCATCTTTCTCAAGACGAAAGAAATTTCTTAATTGAAGACAATTTCAAAGTTGACGAGGAGGTTGATGAGGAAAGGGATGTAAAACGCAAAAAACTTGCTTATAAAGAAGCGGTTGCAGAAGCTAAAAATCATTTGGAGCAAATGAAGGGTAAATACTATGACGAAATTAAAATGGGTTCAAAGTTACCTCCTGAGCAACAAAAGGCAATAGATTTCTTTAATCGTTACAATAAAGAGCAGGAAGAAGTTAACAAACTAACGTTACAACAAAAGACGCATTTTGATAAACAAACAAACGACGTTTTCAATAAAGAATTCAAAGGTTTTGACTTTAATGTTGGGGACAAAAAATATCGTTACAATGTTAAGGACGTGAATGCTAATAAAGAAGCGCAGAGCGATGTACTAAAGGTTTTTAGTCCATATGTAAGTAAAGATAATTTACTTCAAGACGCGAAAGGCTATCATAAATCTTTATTTGCAGCAAGAAATCCTGATGCGATTGCTAATCACTTTTACCAACAAGGCAAAACTGATGCTGTTAAACAAATGACTAGTGATGCTAAAAACATCGATATGAAAGCTAGACAAACGGATAGTGGTGTTATTAATGCTGGAGATAAACAATTTAAAGTGATTAGTGGAGACGATAGTTCTAAACTAAAATTTAAACTTAAAAATTATTAACAAAATTAAAAATTAAAATAAAATGGCTGGAACATTAACCACGATCCCTGCTGTAGCGGAGCTTACTCCGTCGCACGCGAAGGGTGTAATATCAGGTAATAATTACCTGGATATAACTCAAGCTAATTTTTGGGCACAACAATATATGCCTGAACTATATGAAGCTGAGGTAGAAAGATATGGAGATAGATCTGTATCTGGATTTTTAAGTGCTATGAGTGCAGAAATACCCATGGCATCTGATTCTATTGTATGGTCTGAACAAGGTAGATTACATTTATCTTACTCAGGAACTATAGCAAGTACAGGAGTAATCACTATCGCAAATAGTGGAACTCATTCAGTAAGAATTGGTCAAACAATTATAGTAAGTGGTATGGGCATAACTGCTGATACTGTTTGTTATGTTGATGCTGTCGCTGCTGATAATACTACTTTAACAGTGTATCCTTATAAAGGATCAAACACTGGTGGTCTTGTTGGAAATATGAGTGGATTTAGCGCTGGCGCTGTAACTTTCTTTGTTTTTGGATCTGAATTTGCTAAAGGAACAAGTGGAATGGCAGGTAGCGTTGAACCAAAAGTGGATACAT